ATCACCGCGTCCTGGAGTAAATCTATTTTGTCCTCTAGTCTGCTGAGCCTGTCTTCCATCTACATCACCACATTCGCTTGGTCATACTCTCGAGGGATCTCGTAGGTGCAAGTCATGAGCTTGCCCCCCTCAGCCTTGTAAACTATTAGGTCCATCGTGTGCGCTGAATTAAACCCCATACTTGAGTGCCAGCGGTCTGGTGGAGCCAAGCACCCGTGCTTAGACACGGTGCACCCTTCAAATTCCTGCACTGAGGCATGATGGAAATGTCCCACCAAAAACTGCCTGTGAGTCGTCTCGCCCCAATCCTTCGGCATATCCCTGGGCATGATCTGGGCTAATTTAGCCGCCTTTATCTTATCGCCGTGATGGATGCCCAAAAGCCACTTATTCCATCTCACGTAATGCACGTACTGGGAGGATTTTAACACATTTACTCTTGGCTCATTTCGGAAGTAGGTCTCCAGAATAACCTGGACCGCGAGGCTAGTGTGGTCGTCGTGATTACCCCTAGCGACCACTAACGTCACGTTATCAACCTTGGTCAGCATTTGCTCGACGCCGTTCATCATGACCTGGGCACAAGCCCTGAGTTGATCCTCGTAAGAGCATGACATATCGACCAGGGTGCCCTTCGTGGTACTCGCCGGGTTGCCTCTATCAGAATGCGCCAGGTCTCCCAGGCTCACTAGGAGCCCGTTCCTGGCCTCTGGCATCTGGTCCACCAGCGCGCATATCGCCTCATCCACCTCTCGGGTTGCCTTGCCTACATTGAAGTCTCTATCACCCGTGTCCTTACGGAACGCGAGGGCGCCGATGTGCGCATCACCGATTATGATCGTAGGCATGAGGTCATCCTTTCGGACCTTCTTGCCCTTGGGCTTTCTTTTAACCGGGATAACGCCCTGGCAGAGCTGATCAACAAATGCGTTGAATGCGTCGGCCTTTTCTGCCTCTGAGGCGGTCCTTTTCGTTTTTAACCAGGTCTTGTTCCCGTCGGGATCGGCGGTGTATACACTGCGACCCACCACGCTCTCTCCTGGCCCTACTAGGTGAATGCTGTTCCAGTGCTCTGTGTAGCCGGCAGCGGATGCCCTAGCCTTTACGCCGTGAATGATGTTTCGTACCGTCGCCGGGGTAACATCAAGAGATATTGCAGCTCGTGATGCGTTCCTTTCACTGTTTTCCCACGCCTCTACTACTTCGCGCTGCCGGTCGGTCTTGGCGTAATCTATTAGACTCATACACTTTCCTAGTTATAAACTGCGTAGGCTTTTTCCCAAAGCACAAAATCTTGAGCGTATTTTAATTCTATCATTTGTAACACCTCTGGGGACAATAGAGCTTGGTAGTCCACAGGCTTTGGGTTTGTTTTTCGTATGTGTATCCTATTATCTACTCTACCGCCTAAAGCTGTTATATCCGTTACCGCGTGTTCGTGTAAGTTTTCTATGTTCCATAACTTTGCGTGATCTGGAACATATAAACATTGCAACTGTTTCGCATAGCTGGGGTCTGTTTCTTCACCGGCGATACACGCAGAGTAGCAAAATTCGTTTATATCCTTATTAACCGCAGCACTGCCCGTAACCTCTTTTTGTTTCTTAGTATAAAAATAAATAGAACACAAACGATCTATGGGGTTTCTAACTACTGAGTAACACGGCGTTTGTTTATCTATCTTTTTGTGTTTAACCAGTTCTGAGTAAGAGGCGTGAACCTGTCTGTTTACTCCAACCAAACCCAAAGAAGGAATTTGTGCCGCCCTCTCCAAATAATCCTCGGGATAATCTACAAAACATTCTTGCATCTGTTTCCACGAATAAAAATTACCCTCAAGAGCCACCGTATCGGTGCTAGGTTCGTAAAGCCCTGAGTTTAAAAAATAAAACAAGGCCGAAGTAGAACCGGTTTTAGGTATTCGTATAAAAACAAAATTGTTAGAGCGAGAGATAAACACTAATTATAAACAGCGTACGCCGCCTCCCAAGCCGCTAGGTCTTTTGCGTATATATCTAAAGCGCGTTGTTTACGGTCGGAGGATAAATTTTCTAAGTAGTAAGTAGGATCATTGTCGCTTTTACGAACTTCTATTCGTTCTGTTACTATACCGCCTTTAGCCGTTATAAACGCGGTTGCATGCTCATGTATATTTTCAATATTAAATAGTTGCACATGCTCCGGGTAGTAGCTAGTTTGGGCCTTTAAGCTATCCTGAACTTCTTGTGTGGTCCACACTTCGTCAAAAACATAATCAAACGACGGGTCTGGTTCTGACACTTTTTGCGCCATTTCCAAATCATAAGCAGTATAGTGTCCGTATTTTTTTAAATGTTCTGCGGCTGTGATTTTTCTTCTCACGTTTGCGTAATAATACAACGATGCAAGCCAGTGCAGGGGGTGGCGTATAGTACCAATCCAAGGCATGTCTGCGGGAGCTTGTCCATCCGCTACTATTTCAGGATAAGTTTTTTGTGCTTCTTTGAGATAATCGTACCCGTATAAATCTCTAGGTAATTCAGAATACTTAAGGTTATCGTGTGCCTCGCTGTACGCTTTGAACTCTTCCCAGTTGGCAAAGCCGCCCTCAAGGGTGTAAATATCGTTAGCTGTGTCTACAAGGCCCGACTCTAAGAAGTACATTTCCAGTGATGCACCGCCCGTTTTTTGAGCACGAGTTACGGCAAAGTTGTTTGAATTGCATATAATCATCTTATTACCACCGTATCTGTATCTTCAAAAAATAGCATATTGCCCTCACACACTATGTTCCAGTCTGGGCCTTCTTGCTCGCTTCTAGACGGGACCTCTATTATAACGTGCCTAGCCAACCACTCTGTATTGCCTTGAAGTACACGCCATACATGCTCTTCCGTGCCGCGTCCCGGTTGCCCTCTTGACTTGTTAAACCTTATTCGATACTTCACTCAGGTCTTGTCGGCCACACTATGCTTTCAGGAAAACCCGATTGAGACCGGATGTTGCGCAGCTCTCTACGATAAATAATCCACTTTTGGCGAGTTTCATTATACATAGGCACGTCGGACAAAACGGACCAGTCCGATTCACGAAGCAAAACCTTTGCTTTTTCCCAAGCAAGCTCTGCGGGGCTAGACTGTTTTATTTCGGTTGACGCCGTGTCTACCTGCACCCAGCCTTGGTCGGCATAGGCTTCACCAAGCCACGAAAGATCGCCAAGTTTGTCCTGGACTCCTGCCATGCCAAAAATAGGGCCCCAATTATTTGGAAGCGGCCCGGCTTCGCTTAGTGCTTCTTTTGTTGACAGCCTTATTAGTTGCCACATTTTCTTTCTCCTCAATACCAAGTTTGGTATTTTCTTTAGATTCTATACCTTTAATGCCTTGCTGCATTTGTTCGTAAGTAAGATGGTCCTGGAAAGGAGGAAAACCATTTAAGTGCAGCTTCTCTTCTGCTGTTATTTCTCTCCATTCTCTCCAGCTTGCAAAATCATTTCTAGGCCTTACGGCTATATGACACCCTATACTAGCGGAGAGTTGGTTTATTAGTTCTACCACTTCTACTGGCTGATAAACATTCCACAAAAATACGCCGTCCATTCCGCGCATTGATATTTCAGTTGTCCCGCCACCTGCATTTCCTATGCATATAGATTGCGCTCGACTAGAATTAGAGTCCAAACTTCTTAACTGATTAAGTTTTTGTTTCTTATCTATTTCTTCTTGCAGCTCTTCGTTTGTCATTACTGAGTATTCCACGAAATATTAATACTTCCGTTACCTACAACCGTAACAGGGTAACAGCCAGCAGAAACAGAAACGCAGTTAACTGTAGAAGGGGTAGCTGCTGACCCGGGGTTTCCAGGGCTTCCTGGATTCCCAGCCCCGCCATATCCACCGCCACCACCACCACCGCCATGGTAAAGCGTGTTTCCGAACTTGCCGGCACCACCGCCACCGCCGCCACCGCCAGTCCTAGCTGTAACGCCGGCAGCACCAGGATTACCAAAAACACATACTGCATCACTAAAAGCAGCTATTTTTCCTGCATTCCCTCCTGCTCCACCAGAGCCTGAAGTGCCTCCTGCTTGGTTTTTTATATTTTCAGAAGTGTAATTACTTTGCGTTCCAGGGCCACCGCCACCGCCGCCACCGCCGCCCTGTATACATTGAATTGGAATCGGGCAAGAATTGTTTTTAAAAGCATTCCCCGCGGCTCCAAATCCAGCGGTAGGGCATCCTCTTATGCCGCCTGGAGAAAATTGTTGCGGTGAACTATCTGGCGTAAATTTGCTAGTACCAGTGCCACCGTTAACACCAGCTGTCCCGTTATTTCCAGCTGCTCCCCCGTTGCCGCCAGCGCCTCCAGTAAAGTTTAATCCAAAAACAGAAGCGCAAGCTCCTACTGTACCGGGATTACCGGCAGTTCCTGGTGTACCCGCCGCTGCACCTATTCCTCCTGGGCTGTTAGGAGCATAAGCAGCGTTACATGGATTAAATGGAGCGGGAGAATTTACAGGGCCTGCACCACCTAATCCTCCAGTGCCACCAGCTCCGTTGCCTCCAGGATTTCCAGCGTTTCCAGGATTTCCTTGATCTCCTGCCCCACAAACAGAGACTAACTCCAGGCCATCCGGAACCGTAAAAATTCCAGGTGCATTAAAAGTCTCGCAACCCGCTAAAACTATTGGCTTTCCACCAAACAAGCCTACTTTGCTAGTTCCTATAGGCATAATTTAACTCCTGTTCTCAGGGGCTATTGACCCCAAAGAATCTCGCTTATCAAATTTGTAATCGGCATAAGGGCCATTTTTAGCAACATAATGCAGCATAAATTGCACGTTTATCTGACCCTCGGGAAGCTTTCTCCGCCAATGCGTTACTTCGCAGCCTTTATATATAACAGCGTCCCCAGGTTCTAACATGCACTTTACTGGATCTATGTCTTTGTATTGCATCCAGATTGGCCATATATCGCCAGTGCATGCTACATTGATCGTGGCGCTTACCTCACAAGACGGTCTATCTGTGTGAGGCAGAAGTTCTTCTCCCCCCTGATAAACCCTGCTGTAAGAGTAAGTCGGCTCTAGCAATAGCCCGCAATGCTGCTCTATAGCATACAAGCAAGATTGCAACAAAACTTCAATTAAAGGATCTGCGTAATATCCAAGCTTGCTAGAATTGGTTGTATTTTCCTTTGGCTCCCACTCACCGCGTCGTATTTTATTTTCAAAATACTGGGAAACAGTTTTTATAGTTTGATCATCAATCAAACCTTCCACTTTTTTATACCCTGCGCTTTGAAAACTACTCATTATAAAACCAGCCAGTAATTATGTACTTGGAATTATCTCCGTATACAGGATTGCCTCTATGGGCATGCGTAAAAGCAGCGGGCCAAAGAACCATGGTATTTTCAGATGGATTTATTCTTCGCTGCTGATATAAAAACTCCGTTTCTCCATTCGCTTCGGCTGGCATAGAATTTAAATAAAGCATGTAAACCAGACTACGGTTAGCCTGATCCCTGTTACCCTGCTCGCAGTGCCAGACGTGATAACCTCCCCCAGTAGAGGTTTTTTGCATTTTTATATTATTGCATTTGAGCTTAATGTCTTTTATAACGGAGAACTCGTTTCCATAAGCATCAAAACAAAGCTGCAAACCATGAAAAAATATATCAAGAGTAATTTTACCGTTGAAATCGTGGAAATTAATATTTTTCCCGTTGCAGCCTATTTGGTAATCATTTTTAACGTGATTATCCGCTCCCTCTGAAAGTCTTCTATCAGATCCCGCGCCTAAGTTTTTATTTCTTTCAAACTCGGATATTAAGTGCTCGCAAAACCCTTCTGGGTAAACTTCCGAAAAAACACCTATAAAATCTTTATATTCTGTTTTCATCTAAATCCAGGCCCCGAAATCCATGCTACCAATGTCTGTCTTGTCCCCTTTACAACGGGTGTTACTTGATGCAATGTCCAGGCAGGAAAAACGGTTATAAGGCCTCGCTTTTTCTGCACTGATATAGGATTTGAGTTTGTCATTATTTGCAGCTCGCCCCCTTCATACTCGCTCGGATCTGAAAGCTGCAATACCATTGATAGCTTTCTTGATGCTCCCCAAGCTCCAAAATCTTGATGCCAGGCATAATTCCCCTGTTTAGATTCATGGTAGTTTGTTAGCTGTATAGCCTCCTCAAATCCTATTAAATCAAATCCAAAGTAATCAGCGTTAAGTCTTGAAGCTACGTCAGACAATCCCTCAAAAACCCACGAGCATTCGGGTGTTTTAAATAACCAATTAAGCTCCGATCTTCTTATGCTGGAATTGACTTCACCGCCATTTGCCCCGCCGACCCTTGCGTTTTGAGTTGACTCCTTTGCTTTTTTTTGAAGCCAGTCTAGTTGATCTCTGTTAAATGCGTCATCCCACCATGCAAATGATTCTATTTTTTTTGCGCTCGGCGTTAATAAATGCTGCATTAAATAAACCTTTTGTTTTGCGACAAAATAAAATGCACAAACTTTGTCGGGCTTTCGGATTGGTTCGGTGTAATCATATGCGGCATCCAAGAGTTAAATAATATCATTGTTCCTGCCTGCACGTTGTTAAAGTGTATTTGCGGAGTAGCCATTGTTACTTGTTCGCTTGGCGCTGCCCACAAATCGGCCATACGCTTACCCGGCCTTGGGTCGTCGAATATGGGATAAGACCCGCCTTCGGGTACTTCTAAAAAATAAAACCCCGATATTTGGCTATTCCCATGTACGTGCATAATATTGCTTCCCGTACAGGCAAACTCCTGACCCCACATCCCAGACACGTAAAACTCGTACTCATCTGTTAAATAACCCTGATCCCTTAGTATGCTAACCCCCTTATCTCGAAAGTAGGACGCTAAGTACTTAAGGTCAGGGTCATTCGCCATATGCCCAGTCTGCTTAACCACCGATGGCTGCACCTGGTCATAGTGTTTTTGAGTATTCTTTAGCGTTTCTTCTACCCACTCTGGCCGCTCTTCGCGGTATATGGGAGACAAGAAGTAAGCGTAAGATTCCACTATCCGTTTACAAAGGCCGCTAGATCTGCTGCCATCGACGTTATATCTGTGACTGCCACCGTTTCCCCTGCCTGTGAGACCTTGTGGTTCTCCATTACGATCTCTTTAGCCATTCGCAGCGCTTCAAGTTTGGCTCGCTTAGCTTCCTGAGCGGCTATGTTTGCTGAGCGAACGTTATCTATTTGAGTCTGATAATCGACTTGGTTCTGTAGCTCTTCTGGTAATGCCATTTCTATTCTCCTAATTAAGTAGACAGATTCTTCGCCGGGATTGTTACGTACCAGGTTGTTCCCCCATCCGGCGAGAAGAAGAACCAAATATCTGTTGCGTTAGCGTCCTCGGTTCGGCTAATTGTGCCACCAGGATACTTAAATGTCCCGCCAGATAAAACCACCGTTCTGGATGCCGTGCCATCATTCGTGAGGATCAGGGTAAACGAGGTTGCCCTGTTCGAGTCAGAGTTAGGCGTAGCCAGTGTAAACGTGCAGTTACCTGTTAGGGTCGCAGTATACACCGTTCCAGTATTACAGTTAATTGTCTGGGCCGTGCCGGTATTTCCTATTGCTACGACCTTATCAGAGAACGCACCAGCAAAATACTGATTAGAATCAAACGAAATTACCTCGGCCGAGGTCCCGTCCTGCTTTAAGAAGCTGTCCAGATTTGCATCAAGGTCGCTTATCTGAGCCACTGTAACGCTTGTGGCTGTTGGTGCTACATTCTGCCAGGCTGCGCCGTCGTAGACCCTCATTAAATCAGACGTGGTGTTAAAGTAGATTGCACCTGTCAGTAGTGGGTTGCCGTCGTTATCCGTAGAAGGATCAGATGCTTTATCTCCCAGGTAGCGGTCATCGAACTGGTCGTATGTGTCCGCCGCGTCAGATGCTGAGCTTGCCGCTGCTGTAGCGCTTGCGTCTGCCGCATCAGCAAAATCTGAGGCATCAGATGCCGAACTTGCTGCATTTGTCTCGGCAGTTTCTGCATTAGTTTGTGCTGTCTCAGCCGCAGATTGAGCCGCCTCCGCAGCCGTTTGTGCAGCTTCTGCATTTGTCTCAGCGGTTTCAGCATTTGTCTCAGCAGTTTCCGCTCCAGCCTGTGCAGCTTCAGCCGCCGCTTGTGCTGTCTCGGCATTTGTCTCAGCAGTTTCCGCTCCGGTCTGAGCTGTCTCTGCTGCTGACTGTGCTGCTTCTGCTGCCGCCTGAGCCGCCTCAGCGTTTGTTTCCGCAGTCTCAGCATTGGTCTCTGCTGTCTCCGCATTAGCCTGAGCAGTCTCTGCGGCACTCTGAGCGGCCTCCGCTGCTGCTTGCGCTGCTTCAGCTCCAGTTTCTGCTGTCTCAGCGT